ACTGACAGTGCGTAACATGCGGGGCCTTATACGGGTGTAGTTTAATGCAGAACTGCGGTCTCCAAAACCGCAAGATGAGGGGTCAAGACCTTCCACCCGTGCCAAATGGCTGATTACAAACTGTCTGCTTGCAGGGAGTAATGTATAAGTCATTATAACGCTGGGTCATTCCCACAGGTGCAAGCCCTGCGCAGGAAACGCGATAGCTAACCTGACACAGCAGAAACCGTAAACCAGCAGACGGGATATAAAACGGGTTGGATGCCGCGTTGTGATTTCCTACGCGGAATATAAATAGAGGAAATCAAAAAAGCGTTGCGGACTTGCTACCCGCAACGGGTGAGGTCGGTACAGCATACACCGACAGGGCGGGAACGCGTTCTCCTCCGGCGCAAAGGGGTTTAGGGGGGTGTAAGCTTACACAAATCGTGTGGGCTTTTTGTGTTGTAAAGCGAGGTGATAAAGTGGCATCAAGAAAAAATCCGGTAGGCGCACCACCTAAATACAGAAGCGTAAAGGCAATGCAAGAAAAGATTGATGCCTACTTTGAAGCCTGCAAAGGAAAGCCGCTTTTATACGATAACGGGAAACCGATGCGAAATAAAAACGGCTATATTATCTATGACGATAAAAAGCCGCCTACTGTGACAGGATTGGCGCTTGCACTTGGGTTCACATCAAGGCAGGCGCTTTTGAATTACCAAAACAAACCAGAGTTCGTTGACACGATTACGCGCGCAAAGACCCGCTGCGAACAGTACGCCGAAGAAAGATTATACGACAAAGACGGCTCAGGCGGTGCACAGTTCAGTTTGCGGGCAAATTTTGGATGGAAGGATAAGCCGGAACAGCAGCAGGATAGCGAGGTGCAAATTATAGATGACTTGTAAGCTATCCGGGATTGTTTCCCCTTGTTTCGCCGAAGTCCACCGCGAAATCAAGGCGGGCAATGTAAAAGAGCTTGTCGCAAAGGGTGGGCGCGGCAGTACAAAATCCAGCTATATAAGCATAGAGCTTATTTTGCAGCTTATCAAGCATCCGCAATGCCACGCGGCAGTTTTCCGCAAAGTCGGAAACACACTGCGCACAAGCGTTTATGCACAAATCGCCTGGGCAATCAATGAGCTTGGCTTGCACGACCATTTTCGCTGCACCGTCAGCCCTATGGAATGCACCTATTTGCCAACTGGACAAAAGGTGCTTTTTTTCGGCGTTGATGACCCCGGCAAGGTAAAGTCAATCAAAGTGCCGTTTGGTTATATCGGCATCTGCTGGTTTGAAGAACTTGACCAGTTTGACGGGGAAGAGCAAATCCGAAACGTGGAGCAGTCATGCCTGCGCGGCGGCGACTGGTTCATCACGTTCAAGAGCTTCAACCCGCCAGCAATGGCGCGGAACTGGGCAAACGGGTACGCTCTGAAAGCTCGCAATGGGAAGCTAGTACATCATTCCACCTACAAAACAACGCCCGCAGAATGGCTCGGCGAGCGGTTTCTGGCCGATGCTGAATACTTGGAGCGCACAAACGAAACAGCATACCGGCATGAGTATCTGGGCGAGGTTGTTGGAAGCGGCACAGCGGTATTCGAAAACCTGAAAATTCAACCAATCACAGACGAGCAGTTGAAAACATTCGACAGAATCAAGCGCGGCGTTGACTGGGGCTGGTATCCAGATCCGTGGGCATACAATGCGATGCACTATGATGCAGCGCGGCGCACGCTATACATCTTTGACGAGCTAACGCGGCGCAGAACCAGCAACAGAGACACGGCGCAACTGCTTTTGGATAAAGGGCTGACACGTGAGGATAAAGTCTGCGCGGATAGCGCCGAGCCAAAGTCCATCGCCGATTACAACAAGTACGGTGTGAAAACATTCCCAGCCAGAAAAGGGCCAAAGTCTGTTGTATACGGTACAAAGTGGCTGCAGATGCTTGATGCTATTGTAATAGACCCCGTGCGATGCCCGGACACGGCAAAAGAGTTCAGCGAGTATGAATACGAGCGGGACGGCAAGACGGGGGAAGTACTGGAAGGCTACCCGGATTTGAACAACCATCACATTGACGCAGTGCGTTATGCGATGGAGAGCACAGCGAACAAGGCGGGAGACACCGCCGAAACCAGATACAAGAGCATTTTCGTGTAAAGGCGGTGAGAAGACGTGAAAACATACCAAGATTTTGTAGCGGTTGGCGAGGACGAAAAGGCCCGCATGAGTTTCATACTGGGCGCAATCAACGAGTATAAGGCCGACCATAGCACACGCCTTGCAGCGAACGCCGACAAGTATTACCACGGAGAAAACCCTACAATCAACAAATACGAGAAAATCATTTACGACATGCAGGGCAAGGCGCACCGTGACATGTACACGGCAAATCACAAGATCGCAAGCAAGTTCTTTGGTTTGGTCGTAGACCAAGAAGTTTCGTATTTGCTGGGCAACGGCGTTTCATTTCAGAAGCCGGAGACAAAAAAGGCGCTTGGTGCGACGTTTGATGAAGATATTATGGACGCTGCCCGCCATGCTTTGATTGACGGCCAGTCTTTCGTATTCTGGAATCTAGACCACGTGCAGGTGTTCGCAGCAAATGAATTTGTTCCCCTGTACGACGAGGAAGACGGCTCCATTAAAGCCGGGATCCGTTTCTGGCAGGTGGCAGACAATAAGCCGCTACGCGCCACGCTGTACGAGCTTGACGGATATACAGAGTATCTAAAGCCCAAAAGCGATGATATGGCGATTCTCAAGCCGAAACGCGCCTATAAGCTGAAGTTGCGCACCAGCGAGGCAGACGGCACAGAAATTTATGACGGTGAGAACTATCCCGGATTTCCTATTATCCCGCTGAAAAACGGTGAGCAGGCCCACAGCGAGCTACAGGGGCGACAGAATACCATTGACGCGCTCGACCTTGCAAGCTCCAACATGGTAAACAACGTTGACGAGGGAAACCTGATTTTCTGGGTTCTGACCAACTGCGGAGGCATGAACGAGCAGGACGATACAAAGTTCATTGAGCGTCTGAAAACTACCCACGTTGCCCATGCTGACGGTGACGAGGGCGCGAAGGCCACGCCACAGAGCATCGAAGCGCCGTTCCAAGGCACGCAAGCCACCATTGATATGCTCACCAAAAAGTTATACGAGGACTTTCAGGCCTTTGATTCTGCGGCTGTCAGCGCTGGCAACCAAACTGCAACGGCTATCAAGGCCAGTTATGTGCCACTCGACCTGAAAACGGACAAGTTTGAAAGCTGCGTGACGCGCTGCATAAAGGGCATTTTGGCGGTTGCCGGTCTTGATGACGATCCGACATATACGCGCAACCAGATTATCAACAAGCAGGAAGAAGCGCAGACCGTCTTACTCGGAGCTGAATATTACGACGACGAGTACATCACGCGCAAGCTATTGACCATTCTCGGAGACGCAGACCAGTACGAGGATTTGATGAGGCGAAAGGCGGCAGAGGAGTTAGACCGTACAATTACCAACCAGCCACCTAACGAGCCGCAGAACCAGCCGGGAGAAGGAATGAACGGCAATGGCGAAACCTGATTATGCTCACAAAATGACAGATGCAGAGCTTTCCAAGCTGGAACAGCGCATCGCAAAGCTGTACAAAGAAGCTGCTTACGAATTGACCGACACGGTGAAAACCTATTTTGAGCAGTTCAAGAAGCGTGATGCAGCCATGAAAGAAAAGCTGGATGCAGGCAAAATCACCGAACAGCAGTACAAGCAATGGCGGCTTGCGCAGATGGGTCGAGGCAAGCGTTTTACGGCGCTGCGGGACAAGGTGGCAGAAAGATACACCAACGCCAACGAAACGGCTGTGGCCTATGTCAATGACGCCACGCCTGGCATTTACAGCTTGAACCGCAATTACGCTGCTTACAAAATTGAGCAGGTTTCCGACAAAGCAGATTTTACGCTGTGGGATGAGCAGACTGTAAAACGCTTAATCGCTGAACAGCCTGACTTGATGCCATATTACCCGCCAAAGCGTGCATTGCAGCGCGGCATTGACCTGAAATACGGAAAGCAGCAAATCACAGCCAGCGTCACGAGCTCCATCCTGCAAGGCAAAAGCATACCGAAAATCGCCAACGACCTGCAACACCGTATGCAGGATATGAACCGCACAAGCGCCATCAGAACGGCGAGAACGGCGGTTACAGGGGCGCAGAACGCGGGGCGGTTAGATACTTACCGCGCCGCACAGGACATGGGCATCAAGCTGAAAAAGCGATGGTTAGCAACACTGGACAACCGCACACGCCACGCACATGCAGTGCTTGATGGGCAGACGGTCGATGTAGATAATCCGTTTAAGGTGGACGGATACGACATAATGTTCCCCGGCGATACTTCCGCACCGGGCTATCTTGTGTATAACTGCCGCTGCACACAGATTGCGGAGGTTGACGGCGAGGATACAAGCAGCGGCGGCAGACGCGCCATAGACCCCGAAACGGGGAAATCTGTGCTTGTGGAAGATATGACCTATGCAGAGTGGGCGGGGTGGAAAAAAGAAGAAGCAAAGAAACCGGAATTTACAAAATCTACGAAAAAATATGAGTTCTACAACAGAATAATCAACAAAACGCTTGAAAGCGTTGAATCCGAGAAAACTGGACTTGATTACGAGGTCGGGACGATTGTTGATTTGGAAGGCAATGTCATAAAATCGTTTGACGGTAAAGAAAACTCTGTTGAAGTTCCGACTGAGTTGTTGAAGGGGAACATTTTTACTCACAACCATCCGAATGGAAGTTGTTTCTCCGTCGAAGATTTGAAGTCGTTTACATCTTCCGGTTTGTTTGAACTGAGGGCAAGCGTCGGAAGCGGGAAATTTTACAGTTTGCGCCTTACAGAAACAAAAGCGGATTTGGAAAAACTTCCTTCTGATTATAGGGCGAATGCTTCCATCCGAAAAGCAATAGAGAAAATAAAAGCGGACTTCAAGTCTGGAAAGATAACTAAAGAAAAAGCGCAAGACTTTAATACGATTTTGGAGTATCAGTCGAATCTTGGAGACAAGTTTTTGCAAGAAAACGCAAAAGACTATGGTTGCATTTACGTGAGAGAGGTGTGAAATCTGTGGAAAAGACGATTTTCGACGATCAAAAGAGAATTGACGAAGCCAAAAAAGCGGCAAAAGAGATAAAGTTATGAGCATTACAATCCAAGACAACAGCGCGGAGGTGTTGGAAGCGCTGGAATCAGCTTGCCAGCGGGCGCTAGAAAAGTGCGGGATGGTAGCGGAGGGCTATGCAAAAAAGCTATGCAACAGCCCCGGAAAATTTGGAACTGGCGCATTGCGAAATAGCATCACTCATACAGTGACAAACAGCGGAGAACGGGCTGCCTACGTGGGCACAAACAGCGAATACGGCGTGTATGTTGAGTGCGGTACTGGTATTTACTATCCGGGTGGCAGACAAACGCCGTGGGTGTACCAAGATGCAAAAGGCGATTGGCATTTGACGCACGGCCAACGGGCAAAGCCTTTTATCAAGCCTGCCGTTGCCGAGCACGGCGAACAGTACAAAAGAATCATCGAAGCAGAGCTGAAAGGCAAATAGGCCTCTCGGCTCTTTTTATTAGTGGTAATTGCAAATTTTGCAACTGCCACTTTTTTATACCCAAAAAATGTTTCCTTTCAAATTATCTGAAAGAGAACATTTTTACAAACCTTTTGCAAAAACGGCGAAGCACTGCCGTTTTGAATAAAAACTCAAATGGCGAAGAACCGCCACCGAAGAAAAGGAGAGAACCCCCATGGCAAAATTTACACGCGCTGAAATTCGCAAAATTATTGGCGAAAACTGCACTGACGAAATTGAAAATCAGCTGGTGGCGCTCCATCTGGGAGTAGTTGACCCGCTGAAGGACGACGTTACGCGGTATAAAGCCGATGCGGAAAAACTTCCCGGCGTTCAAAAGGAATTGGACGACCTGAAAGGCAAGAGTGATGACGGTTACAAAGAGAAGTATGAATCCGAGCACAAGGCTTTTGAGGATTACAAAACCAGCGTGGCCGCCGAAAAGACTACTGCTGCCAAAGAAAAGGCACTGGGCGCTTTGCTGCAAAAAATCGGTGTATCTGACAAGCGCGTCCAAAGCGTGGCGAAACTGGCAAAGGCTGACGGATTGCTGGACAAGCTGGAACTGGATGAAGACGGCACTGTCAAGGATGCCGCCAAACTTGAAAAGAGCCTGAAAGACGGCTATGGCGAGTACATCACCACGACCAGCACGCAGGGAGCCAACACCCCGAACCCGCCCGCCAACAGCGGCGGCGCAAAACTTTCGATGGCTGACATCTACAAAAAGGACGAAAAAGGCCATTATGTGCTGGACTATGAATCCCGCTTGAAGGCCATCGAGGAAAACCTGAACAACACTACCGAATGAAAGGAGCCTGAATATGGCTGCAACTAAACTTGAAACTCTGACCACCCCCCGCGATTCTCTGCCGAACGTTTATACCGGCGTGACCGCTCGCGAGGTTGATTTCGTGACCCGTTTCTCAGACAACTGGGAGGCTCTGGCGCAGATTCTGGGCGTGATGCGTCCCATCCGCAAAGCCCCCGGCACTTCTCTGATTTCCTACACCGCCAGCGTCGAACTGGAAAATGGCAATGTTGCCCCCGGCGCAGTTATCCCTTACAGCAAGGCCACCATCACGCAGAGCGCGAAGGAAGACCTGACCATCGAAAAGTATGCAAAGGCAGTTCCTGTTGAGGACGTGTCCAAGTACGGCGCTGCAATCGCTGTGCAGAAATCCGACGATGCTTTCCTCACCAAGCTGCAGAACGCCGTCCTGTCCAAGTTCTACACCTTCCTCAACACCGGCTCTCTGACTGGAACTGCCGATTCTTGGCAAGCTGGCCTTGCAAAAGCGCAGGGCGAAGTTCTCAACAAGTTTGCCAAGATGCAGAAGGATGTGACAGAAGTCGTCGGCTTTGCCAACATTCTGGACGCATACGACTATCTGGGGACTGCAAACATTACCGTTCAGAACGCTTTCGGCCTGACCTACATCAAGAACTTCATGGGCTATAGCACCCTGTTCTTGCTGCCCGAAACCCAGATTGACCGCAACAAGATTATCGCCACCCCGGTTGAGAATATCGACCTGTACTACATTGACCCCGGCGATAGTGAGTTTGCTCGTCTGGGTCTGTCCTACACCGTCAAGGGCGAAACCAATCTGATTGGTTTCCACGCACAGGGCAACTACGGTACGGCAGTCGGCGAGAGCTTTGCCCTTATGGGTATGGCTCTGTGGGCTGAGTATCTTGACGGAATTGCTGTCATTACCGTGCAGCCCGCAACGCAGGCAGCCGTGAACACCAAGAAAGAGGTTAAGTAATAGGAGGCAGCACAATGCTTGAGGAATTGATGAGGGAATGTCGAAATTACTTCTTGATTCCCGGCGGCGTCCACCCGGACACGTACACCATCAAGGGCGGCAACATTGCGCTGCCTTTTTTGCGTGCCGGGCAGTATTTCCGAATTGTAGGCAGCGTTCTGAACGATGGTGTGTATCAATACGGTAACTGCTCGTTAAGAGATGAAACGTTTGATGGCGCTGTCTGGGCTATGTCCGTGCCTGCCGAATTTCTGCGCCTCGAAGAAGAAATCAAGGCGTGGCGAACGCAGTATGAGAACGCCGCAAACAGCCCATTTCAAAGCGAAAGCTTTGCGGGGTATAGTTACACTAAATCTACTGCGAGCGGCGGTTCTGGCGGCTCTCTGCCGGGATGGCAAGGTGTATTTGCATCACGGCTGAACAAGTGGAGGAAACTGTAATGAGAACCGATAAACTCGACGTCGATGTTACTGTAAATCTCAGCATGAACATTGACAAATCTACAGCTGAGGGATGCTTAAAAATCGTCGAAATGTTTGTGAACGCAAGCAATGCTCGCGTCGTTGCGGATAGAGAGCCAAATGGCGATGTGAGGTATCATTATGAGCTTGCTTGATGATTTTTCGCGCAGCTGCATCATCATGGACAAGCTGACAAAGCCTGACGGAGAAGGCGGCTATGCTACCGAGTGGAGAGAGGGCGCGGAGTTTGACAATTTCGTTTCGCTGGATAGCAGTTTGGAGGCCCGCCGTGCAGAAGCAGAGGGCGTGACCAGCGTATATACCGGCGTTGTGCGGAAAGATGTTCCCATCGAGTACGGCAGCGTATACAAGGACTTGACTACCGGGGCATATTTCCGGGTCACGAGCCGCCCGGAAGAAAATCAAGCCCCTGCAAGTGCTTCCCCGATGCTGAACGGACTAAAAAGTTTTACGGCTGAACGATTGCGGGAGGGATTGCCTACATGACAAAGGGCGCTGCATTACAGCAGTTTTTCGGACGGTTTATGACCGCTTACGCAAGCAACGCCGTGCCAGATGACGCTGTACTCCCATACCTGACCTATGATGCTGTGTTTGACGCATGGGGCGGCGGGGCGGTATCGCTGACGGTCAACATGTGGTTCCATACCATGAGCGAAGCGGTGCCAAATGCAAAGGCGCTTGAGCTCTCGGACGCGCTGGGCATTGGCGGCGTGACGCTGCCGGTAGATGGCGGCTTGATTTGGTTAAAACGCGGCTCCCCGTTCTGCCAATCGCTGGCAGATGACACAGACAAAAACCTAAAACGGCGGTACATTAACGTGACCGCCGAATTTTTATGCCTAAATTGAGGTGAGAGCATGAAATTTACTCGTATTCCTGAATCTGCGTTTAAGGAACTTGTCTTGAACGCGGGCTATCTTGCAACTACGTTTGACCCGACTTCCGGTACTGCGCCGGAAGAAAGTGCGCTGCTGGGCGCTACGACTGGCGGCATCAACTTTACGGCTGTGCCGAGCTTTACCGACTTTGGCGAGGACATCGACAACTGCCCAAAAAACATGAAAGAGCTGAAGCAGATTGAATCTTGGGAAGTCAAATGCAGCGGCACTTATGTTTCGGCATCCACCGCCAATGTGAAAAGCATGCTTGGCGCAGCCGATGAGACGACTACTACCAAGGTGTCCAAAATCACGCCGCGCAAAGACCTGAAAAACAGCGACTTTACGGATTTGTGGTTGCTGTGCGATTATTCGGACAAGCACGGCGCTACGAATGGCGGTTTCTGTGCCATTCACATGCTGAATACGCTGTCTACCGGCGGTTTCAGCTTACAGACGGGTGACAAGGGAAAAGGCCAGATGAGCTTTGAATACACGGCGCATTATTCCATTACCGCGCAGGACACTGTGCCGTGTGAGGTGTATATCAAGGCCGGAGAGGATGAGGCATGATGAAGCTGTTTTCTCAGTTAAGCACCGACGAAGCTGGCGAGGTTGCGCTGCGAATTGCAACGCCAATCACGAACCTGATCGAGGATGAAAACCTTGTTGCGGAAGTGCAGAAAACTATGCCAAAAGGCAACACGACAGTTATTGCAATGCGGCGCTTCGGCCTTGCGAAAATCGTAAACCTGCTCAACATTGCAATTAAGAGGCACCGTACCGACGTTTACGAAATTCTGTCACCATTTAATGGGCTGACGGCAGAGGAAATCGGCAAGCAGAATTTTCTTGTCACCTGCAAGCAGGTTTATGATTTGCTGAACGATAAGGATTTTGTCGATTTTTTCAAATTGTGTCTTGCTGGCGGGCAGAACAAGTAATCCCTGTAATGTTGAAAATGCCGAAACTGAGCGCAAAGGCGCTTGTGTCGGCGCTGCCTTACGCTTTAAAAGCTGATTTTGAAGAACAGCTGTACAAGGTGTACATGACTGACAGCGCATGGAGCCTTGTGGTAGCGGTGACAGGCGTAAAGGACAGGCCAGCGAGATATATTGACATTATCCACCCGACCAAAGTGGATACGCGGACACCAGAACAGGTGCAGGCGGATTTTAAAGATTTTGCGGCGCGGCATGGGTTAAAAACAAAAGAACGGCAGGAGGTGAGCGAGTAAGTGGACGTATTTGACCTTTTTGCAAAAATTTCGCTGGATTCCAGCGAATACGAGAAAGGCTTGAAAAATGCGAAAAGCAGCGCAAGCGGATTAACGGGACTGTTCGGAAAGGTTGGTTCAGCCGCTTCAACAGTTGGAAAAGGCATCTTTAACGTTGCTACGAACGTTGCGAAAGTATCCGTTGCCGCTACTACAGCAGGTGCAACAGCAATTTCAGCGTTGACGGGACTAGCAATTAGCAGTTATGCAGATTACGAGCAGCTTGTAGGTGGCGTGGAGACGCTATATAAAACTAGCGCCAATAAAGTTCAGCAGTATGCAGCCGACGCGTATAAAACGGCTGGACTTTCTGCAAACGAGTACATGAACACAGCAACAACCTTTGCAGCTTCGCTTGTGTCTAGTCTGGGCGGCGATACGGAACAAGCGGCAGAGCTTGCGAACACTGCCATTTCGGATATGTCAGATAACTCAAATAAAATGGGCACGGCGATGTCTTCTATCCAAGATGCGTATAACGGTTTTGCCAAGCAAAATTATACTATGCTCGATAACCTGAAGCTCGGCTATGGCGGCACAAAAACCGAGATGGAGCGCCTGATTGATGACGCCAACAAGCTCAACGCTACCCAGGGAAAAGCCACCAATTACACCATTAACAGCTATGCGGACGTTGTAAGCGCGATTCATGATGTTCAAAACGCAATGGGCATTACTGGTACGACCTCTAAAGAAGCATCCACAACGATTCAAGGAAGTGTGAACGCTACAAAATCCGCATGGTCAAACCTTGTAACTGGAATTGCCGATGATAATGCCAATTTTGGGCAACTTATCAGCAACTTTGTGGATAGCGCAACTACAGCGGCAAGTAACATCATCCCCCGCATAGAAGTCGCCCTGAACGGCGCTGCTAAGCTGATAGAGAGCCTTGTCCCTCCCATCATGGCAGAGCTGCCAAGCTTGATTGAAACCGTCCTGCCGCAGCTGGCACAGTCTGCCGTGAACATCGTGCAGACGCTTGTGACGGAAATCAGCGCCAACGCGGCGCAGCTTATTGATTCTGCGATTCAAATTATAACTGTGCTGGGAAACGGCATCTATCAAATGCTGCCAACCATTGCACAATCTGCCTTGCAAATCGTTTTGACGCTGGTTTCAAAGCTGAATGAGAACTTGCCGCAGATGCTTGACACTGCCGGACAAATGCTGATTGCGTTTGTAGAGGGCGTTTCGGAACACTTGCCGGACATTATACTTGCTGCTGCATCTATCGTGGAGACCCTGCTGACTTACTTTATAGAGCATTTGCCGGACATTGTAGAAGGCGCAATGCAGATGGGCAACGCGGTCATTGATGGCATTATTGACGGCATCTCGGCAGCTTGGGACGGCCTTGTCAGCTGGTTCAATGGTTTGTGGGACAGCCTGTTCGGGAACCGCTCTGTTAATGTGGATGTCAACAGTAGTGGCACAACCGGTGGTCGTGCAGGCGGCCTTGATTTCGTTCCGTATAACAATTATGTTGCCAACCTGCATCGCGGCGAGATGGTGCTGACTGCTGATGAAGCGGATGCTTACCGGCGCGGCAATAGCGGCGGGGGCAGCTTTACAGTTAATCAGACAATTTACGCGGCAAAGCAGACGCCGGTTGAACTGGCAGCAAGTACAGCGGCGTATTTCCAGCGGGCGAGGTGGGCGTTATGAGTTTTTTAAGCAAAACTTTTAAATACGTCAACTCGCTGGGTCAGTCTATCGTGTTTGACTACGCGCATGGTTATCTTATCAGCAAGCCGGATGGCATTGATACAATTTCGGTCACTGCCAACACGGCGCAGGGCATCGGCCAGGTGGGCGCTACGGTACAATCTAAGGCCATTCAGACGCGGCCTATTACCATCAATGGAAGAGTTATCGGCGACAATGCACAAGCGCTGAAAGACGCGCTTATGACCGTTGTACGGCCTGACCTGACCGGGGTGTTATATGCCGGAGATTGGCACATAGACGTTATTGTAACGGCATCGCCTACCATTGGCGCATCAAAACGCGGTGCGCCGTTTCAGCTTGGTTTGCTTGCCCCCTACCCGTATTGGGAAAGCGGCGAACGAAAGGTAATGCAGCTGCGCGGCGTGCAAGAAGGTTTTAAATTCCCATGGAATATCAGCAAAACGTATTATTTCGGCAAAGTCATTGTGCTGAAATACATTGTTTTGCAGAATTTTGGTCAGTTTGATGTGCCGTTTAGGTTGGAAATCAATTGCATTGGCGAGACGGCAACAAACGTAGGCATTGAAAACATGCTAACAGGTGAAGTGCTGCGGCTGGAAAAAACGCTTGTGAAAGATGAGCGTGTTGTTATCAAGACATCACACGGAAAGACAACGGTCACAAGCTCTAAGGACGGCGACTGCCGGGGTGCACTTACGCTTGAAAGCACACTGTACAGAATTCACACTGGCGATAATGCGTGGAAACCTACGGCGGACAGCGGGCTTGAAAACGTTGAAATGAGCGTTTCGTTTTCGGAAGAAAGTGCGGGTGTAACGGTAATATGAGATTAGAGCTGTTCTCCCATGACCTTAGCAACCGACACGAAATTACCCACGCCATCAGCAGCGAGTTTTCGGACTATTATAACGATGTGGGGAAATTCACGTTGGTTCTACCGATGGACGATTACAGTATCTCTATTGTAGAACTGGACGCAGTTCTGTACATCGTAGAGCGTAGATTAGCTTACGAAGTAGCAGAGGTACAGTTTGACAGCGACAACGGAGAAATCACGCTGAACGGTTACAGCTTGAACAACCGACTGAATCGGCGCATAGTGGCAGAATCGGCCAGCGTTGTGAATGTGGAGACTGACGTTTACAACATTGTACGCAACAACCTGCGTGGGCTGCCGGTGCTGCTGGCTACTGGTAAGGGCCTGCCTGAAACCGTGCCCGCGACAGAGGTGTACGGCGAGGAAATTTTAAAAAAGATAATTCCCGTTTTGACGGACGCTGGTCTTGGTAACCGTATTGTTTTTGACTATCGGGCCAAGACCCAGACGTTTGAGGTGTACAAAGGTATTGACCGCACAGAGGGGCTGACCGCAGTTTTGTTTGTTCAAGAACGCGGCACAGCGCCCGGACTTGTAGTTGACAAGGACATTTCTGAATACAAAAACGTGTGCTACTGCGAAGCCGAATATAAGGATGGCACAAGCTTTGTTGTAAAGGCTGGCACGGCCAGCGACAACGAGCGACGGGAATTATGGGCAAGTTTCAGCGGCGACAGCCAGCAAGATGATGAAAGTAACGCGGATTTTGAAAGCCGCGTAAAGCAGTACGCCGCTTTACAGTTGGGCGGTCACCTGAACCGCAACGGCTTTTCGATTGACGCGGACGGTGACGAGCTTGGCACGGCATACAATGTTGGCGATTTGGTTTGGTGCGTTTCTTTGCGACTGGGTGTAAAGTACAAGGCAAGAATCACGGCGGCAAAGTATTCACAGGATGCAAACGGATCAAGCGTCAAGCTGGTTATTGGTGACCCGATTTTAACAGTTTTGAGGTGATAAAGTGGCAGAAATCAAAAATTTCCCGAATAACGTTGATGAATACATCGGAGCCGAAAACGTTATGAAATGGCTGCATGGGCGTTCCAGCGGCGTTTTTGGCGCAGATGGCAATTTAAGTGTTACCGCAAACGGCGATATGACGGTAAGCGTTTCAGATGGCGTGGGCTGGCTGGCGAACGACAAAGCGGACGGCACAGTTTTTTGGAATGATACAAAAGAACAGACTGGAAGCGAGTTGCGGCTGACAATCCCGTTGGCAGACCCCGTCCTGCCACGTATTGACAGGATTGTTGTTAGCTGGGACACGGTGGATTATTCGGAAAAGCCGCGTATTGAAGTGCTAAAAGGAACGCCGAATAATGCACTTACCGCCCCGGAACTCACAAACAACACCTTAAAACGGCAAATTTCTCTTGCGCGTATTAACGTTGCAGCGGCGGTAAGCAGCATTTCTGCGGATAGCATCACGGACGAACGGCTTGACCCAGATGCGTGTGGGCTTGTTACGGACTGGGTTAGCGTTGATACTACCACCATTCAGGCGCAGTTTTCCGCATTGCTGGGAAAGGTAAAGACCGAGCTGGCGCAACTGCACGGTGGCACAGCAATGATGACAAAGGCGCAGTATGACCCGGCTGGTGGCGGGGTGAATATCTGCGTGCAGGAATATGAGTGCAGCAAGAGCGGCAGCGTGTATGCGCTGACGGGCGAGGGCGCGGTAGGACGGTTTAAGGTCCCGTCGGCATGGAGTGCTGGCGATACATGGACGGTAAACGGCAAGGCCGTACCGGCGTACTGCGGCGCGGATGCGGCGGACGGGGACTGCGTTGTGACCGGACGCTGGGTGCTGTTTACCTTTGACGGCACGCGGCTGGATTTTAACGGCGGCGGTGGATTGAGCGCGGGAAAGCTGGCACAGGCCACCGCCACGGAAGCGGATGTGCTGGCGAACTCTACGTTTTACGCGAAGGACAAAACGCTGCGAACCGGTAATGTGCCGCGGCGCGGGGACTGGGGCGCGACGATTGCACCGGGTGAGTCGGTGACGGTGCCGGATGGAAAGCACGACGGCGGCGGTAGAGTGAGCGCAAAGGCGCTGAAAACGGTGACAATCACCATGGTCACAGGCGGGAGTCCCTGGAGCTACACTTTTACGGGCGGCACGCTGGTCGGCATTCGCGACATCGCGCGAGGTGGGGATAGCTCGGAGATTGGGCTCCTGCGTATCAGCGGAAACACCATCACCATGGAATGGAGCGGAAACGGCATCGTGAATCGCCAGATTACGCTGATTTACTACTGATTTTGGGGAGGCTCATAATGGTACATACTTTGAGGCTTGACAACTACTCCCCCACCCCGCGAAAGCTGGTGCTGGGGACTAATTCCAGCTTTGGCACGGAGAGTATCAAGATTGAGCGCGGGGCCGGGTGGGACGGTCTAAATCTCACCGCAACGTGGCACATCCCCGGGCGGGAAGAGCCGCTGCGCGTGGCCCTGCTGGATGGGGATGCCATGGACGTGCCGCCCGAGGTGACGAAGGAGGCCAAGGATGGCGTGCTTGTGCTGGCCGGGCTGGCCTCTGGCGTGCAGCGGGCGAGTTGTAACGTGGAGTATCTCATCCTTGAGCAAGCGGGCATATACGGCGGCGCGGATGCAGAGCCGACGCCCGAGCTGGCGGCGCAGGTGCTGGAAGCTGCCTTGCAGGCCAAGGCGGACGCAAAGGCAGCAGCGGAGGATGCGGCGGCTGCTAAAGCCAACGCGGACAAGGCCCAGGCCGATGCCGAAAAGGCACAGCAGGCGGCGGAGAATGCTGCGGCGAATGCTGCCAAGGCCGGGCCGTATGCAGAGGCCGCGCGGGCTGCCCAAGAAGCGGCAGAGTCGGCCCGGGATGAAGCGATTGCCGCGCAGCAGGCGGCGGAAAATGCGGCTGCTGCCGCGGCGGCCAGTAAGAGCGCAGCGGATACGCTGGCGGCGGAGGCTGCGCGGGCTGCCCGCGCGGCGGAGAATTCCAAGACAGCGGCCAACAATGCGGCAGACCTCGCCGGAGAGAATGCCACGGCGGCACAGCAGGCAGCGGCCACGGCCACAGCTGCCGCCAATGATGCAGGTCAGAGCGCCAGCGACGCAGCGGCAAGCAAGGCAGCTGCCGAGACCGCGGCCAAGGCTGCCCAGGACGCCCAGACTGCTGCTGCGGAGGCCAAAGCGGAGACCGTAAAGGCGCAGGGAGCGGCGCAAACGGCGGCCAAAAGTGCGCAAGATGCCAAGGCGGCTGCTGAGAAGGCCCGGGACGAGGCCAAGACCGCCCAGAAGGGCGCGGAGGCTGCCCGGGATACGGCGGCTAAGAGCGCCGAGGCTGCGGCGAAATCCGATGCAAACGCCAAGCAGAGCGCGGACACGCTGGCCGAGAGCGTGGAGAATGTGGTGGCGAACACGGCGGCGGTGGCCGAGCTGAAAGAGAAAAAGGCCGAAATTGATGATACTGCCGTGGGGGCGAATGCGTGGAGCAGTAAGCACATCGTAGACATGCTCTGTCCGCCGCTGGAAGAAAGCGGCAACCCTGTTATGTGCTATCCTGTGGCGGGATACCCGCTGGGGGTAAAGGCCAGCTGGGAACCCATGCAGGAGGGCACGGGAACGCCGTCACCGGAAAACATCCGTCCCATCAAGGGCAGGGACAGCGTGAATGTCGAACGGTGCGGGGAGAATCTGCTGCCATTCGGAGAACGTATTGAAAACATTTATAAACAGCAGCTTATGACATCCGATGATTTGCTGCTCCTATCAAAGGCTTGCGCTGGGCAGGAATTAACATTAACTTTTTCCGTAGAAACGAAAAATATTGTTTTTGGGGATACTGTTGAAGATGAATGGCGAAAAAGGATAGGCTTTGAATGCCACGGAACACTTGCCGACGGCACAGAAGTATACGTGCTGCAGTGCTGGATTGATGATACAAACGGTGAGCTAACGCAGAATGGGAAAAATACAAAAACGCTTACTGTAACCATGCCAAAGCTAGCAAGCGGGGATATTGTGTTTTATGCGCAAAACATCAAATCTGGCAGTTTTGTGGCATACGACTTTGGAATTTATGCTGGCACCACCGCCCCTACCACCTACACGCCATACAACGGCCAAACCAACACCCTGACCCTGCCTGAAACCGTTTATGGCGGTGAGGTGGACGCGGTGAGCGGGGACGGAAAAGGGACGTGGAAAATGCTGACGCTGGATGGGACAGAGCGGTGGATCATGGGCAGCGCCGTTGAAGGAATACATAGCTTTTATGTTCCATCTGCTGTAACGGATATGCCTATTTCGACAACTACAACCGAAGTATGTACTCATTACAAAATCTTGAACTACAATGATGGAACTGAATCCGCCTTTTTAAGTGGTGAACCATATGCGTACATAAATACGGGAAGGTTTAATTCTGTGGAAGGATTGAAATCCTACCTTGCCGCCCAGCGCGCCGCAGAAACCCCTGTGCAAATTACTTACAAGCTGGCAAAACCTGTGCCCTTCACTGCGACAGGCGCACAGCCGTTGCCAGCGCTTGCAGGAGCGAACACCGTGCTTACCGATGCCGACAGCGCGACTGTGACGGGACGTGCAGACCCCATTAAACGCATTGAGGATTTGGAAGCAGCGGTTGCTTCTATCAGCTGAAAGGAGTAATAAAATGGCTATCAAGAGTAAAGCGCGGCACGATTTGACGCTGCGCAGTATCAAGCGGGAAATCGGCGCGGGGCGGGACGTTGCGTTCTGGCTGGACAAGGCGTATACGCACCTCGACAACGGCCTGCTGGATGAGGCGGACATTTCCGAGGTGGAAGCACTGGCACAGGCGTATTATGATGCGGTGGATGCGAGAGAGAGCGCAGACGAGGTTACGAAGACGCCGGACGTGCCGGAGATTGACGGCGCTGAAAATACCACCAACGAATGATAGGAAGTGATACCATGATTTTTAGCGGGAGAAATCTCGTGAAGTACCCGTACAGCTGCTACGGCTACACACGCGGCGGCGGCAAGATTTGGCACGGCGGCATTGACGTCTGCGGTATGGATGATGACAAAATCCGCATGCCCGGCTACAACGGCAAGAGCATTGCAGGAACCGTTGTCACAGCCCGCATCGTGACGAACAAGAGCAACAAAACATGGGAATGGGGCTATTATATCTGCGTGAAGCTGGACGCAAACCAGACCCCGGACGCAGTGAATTACCTGTATTTTTGCCACTGCTCCAAGTTGCTCGCAAGCGTAGGGCAGAAAGTAAAGACCGGCGATGTGCTGGCGGTTGTCGGACAGACCGGCAACGCCGCAGGCACATGGACGCACTGCCACTTTGAAGTGCGAGCCACTGCCACGAGCAAGGGCCTTGACCCGACTGCGTATGCAGGCATACCCAACAAGGCGGGCACATACGGTGGCCAGCCTGTGCAGCCCAGCGGAGAGGAAGTGCTGATTGATGTGTCTCACCATCAGGGCGCCATCGACTGGGCAAAGGTTCCCTACCGCGCCATTGTTCGCATCGGGTATCGCGGCTACGGCACCGGAAAACTGATGAAGGACGAGCAGTACGATGCCAACCTTGCAGGGGCGAAAGCAAACGGAAAGCTGTTTGGATTTTATTTCTTCTCGCAGGCCATCACGGTGGATGAGGCCCGGGAGGAGGCAGACTTCTGCGCAATCCTTGCCCCGTTTGGATACCCGCTGTTTTTCGATGCCGAGTGGAGCCACGAGACGCACGATGGCCGCGCTGATGGTTTGATGAAAGATCAGCGCACGGCAATCGCTATGGCATTTTGCGAAAAGGCCAAGACGCACGGATTCACGGCGGGCATTTACACATTCACAGCCTTTGCAGGCGCGAACATCGACTACGCCTACCTGTGTGAAGATTACATCGGCTGGCTGGCCGACACGCGCACGAACTACGACAAGACGCTACCGCGCCACATCCACCAATACGGGCAAGGCGGCGTGCCGGGCATCACTGGCGTGGTTGATTTGAACCATCTGGTCAAAGCCCTGCCTGCGGTGGACAAGCCCGCAAACAAGCTGCAGGTCATCACGGTAGGGCCGGTATCGCAGGGGGACGCAGATGCGATTTACCTGCTGTGCAAGGAACGCGGCCTGACGGACGCTGGGCTGTACAAATCTGAATGGGCGGAGGTGTGATGCCGATGCAGCATGTATTCTCGTTTACGCTTGCGGAAGCCTGGGCGTTTTTGATTTACGCGGCGGGCGCTGCTGCCGGGCTGTATGCCGGGGGCGTGGCTATCAGCAAAGTAATCACTGCCATAAAAAAGCCGAAGGCCGACCAGGACAACCGCATTACCAAGTTAGAAGCGCGAGTGAGCGCCATGGAGGTATTCTTGAAAAACGACAAATTGCGGCTTGACCGCATGGACGAGGGGCAGCGCGTGACCATGCAGGCGCTGCTTGCCCTGCTCGACCACAACCTTGACGGAAACAACATTGACCAGATGCAGAAAGCAAAGAAAGACTTGCAAAAGCATCTGATCGGCTGAAAGAAGGTGTATATCTATGGGCGATTTTTTGAAAAATCTGGCAGCGCTTATCAAGGTAAAAACAATTGTGACGCTGGTTGTCGTTGCAGTGTTTGCAGCATTGGCGCTGCGGGAGAAATTACAGCCTGACACGGTCATGACCATTGTGACGATGGTCGTGGCCTTTTATTTTGGCACACAGACCGAAAGCAAGAACAAGAAGGATGAGTAATCATGCCAAAGTTTGATTTTGTCGGCGGTTTGCTGACCGATGAAGAAACGGATGTTTTGCAACTTCGGCGGCGCGGCTGGCGCAATGCTGATATTGCGGCAGAACTGAATTGCAGCGAGCGCACGGTAAAACGGCGCGTTCGCAGCATTAAAAACAAAATAGGCTAATTTAAAGGGCGCGGCCGCTTTTGTGGCCGCGCCCTTTTTTATTTTGTCCCAAAGACGGCACAATGTTGGCACTTCGGTGGCCCACAGTGTGCCGCTTTTTTGTGTACAATTAAGATAAAAGGAGCGGTTCGGATGGCATACAAGCAAATTAACCTAAACCCGGAAAAAAAGCGCGTCGGCGATTGTACCGTCAGAGCCATTGCAGCCGCAACGCATCAATCGTGGGCGGCTGTATATGCGGCGCTGGTGCTGGCAGGATTTGAACTGCATGATATGCCGTCTGCAAACTATGTCTGGGGCAGTTATCTTCGTCGATGTGGGTGGAAGCGCTACACATTGCCAAACAGCTGCCCGGATTGTTACACAGTGGCGCAGTTTGCAAAAGACCACTCGGACGGCACGTATATTTTGGCAATGGCTACGCATGTTGTGTGCGTGCAAAATGGGGATTGGCTGGATACATGGGACAGCGGAGATGAAGTGCCGCTGTACTACTGGCAGAAAGGATGATTGACTATGGCGTTTGGCGTACCGTATCAGCCCGGCTATATGCCGAACTATTATCCAATGGGGCAGCAGATGCCGTCGGCCATGCCCGATCAACTCGCACAGCTCCGACAAGCGGCATATCCGCAGCAGCAACCGGCACAGCAAAGCTCGCCTATTATCTGGGTGCAAGGCGAAGAGGGAGCCAAAGCGTATATGGTGGCGGCAGGGAACAGCGTACTGCTGATGGACAGCGAAAACAGTACATTTTACATTAAGGCCACCGACGCCAGCGGTATGCCTCAGCCATTGCGCGTTTTTGACTACTCGGAACGCACGGCAAGCCAGAAACAGCCAGCACAGACCGCGCAAAAACCGAAAGAGGAATATGTCACACGGCAAGAGTTCAACGCGTTGACAGCCCGCTTTGACGCGCTGGCGGCGGATAAACCTTTGACGCGCAAGAAAAAGGAGGCAGACAATGAGCAACCCTCTGTTTAACGCTCTTGGCGGCGGCAAAATGCCGGGCACAATGGGACAATTTCAGCAGATGATGCAGCAGTTTCAGCAGTTCCGACAGAATTTTCAAGGCGACCCGAAGCAAGAAGTTCAAAAGCTGCTGCAATCTGGAAAAATGAGCCAGCAGCAGCTAAATCAGCTGCAAGCGATGGCGCAGCAGTTTCAGGGATTTTTAAAATAGGTTCAAACCGTGCGCACGGTGAACAATACATTCAACTTTTGAAAGGAGTTAAACATGAGTCTTTCTTCGGACGGCACTGTTATGACAATGCCTGTTCAGCCCGCAAACGCCAATTCTAATGGTGGCGGCTTCGGCTGGGGCGATAACGGCGCTCTGTGGCTGATTGTGCTGTTTCTGTTCATTTTTGCTGGCGGCTGGGGCAATGGTAACGGCTGGGGCAACAATGCTGGCAACGGCGCTGGGGTGGTTGACGGTTACGTTCTTACGTCGGATTTTGCCAACATTGAGCGAAAAATCGACAACGTTAACAACGGCTTGTGCGATGGCTTTTATCAGCAGGCGCAGCTTATCAACGGCGTACAGCAGGGCATGAGCAACGGCTTTATGACGGCCGAAATCAGCCGTGCAAACCAGCAGGCTGCATTTATGCAGCAGCTGAATGCCATGCAGATGCAGCAGGCCAACTGCTGCTGCGAGACCCGCGCAGCAATCCAGGGAGTGAATTACAACCTGGCCACGCAGGCATGCGAGACTCGGCAGAGCATCAACACTGGCACGCGCGACATCATCGACAACCAGAACGCCAATGCGAGAGCGATTTTGGACGCTATGACCGCCCAGCGCATTGAGGCCAAAGATGCCAAGATTGCCGAGCAGAACCAGCAGCTTTTCGCTGCACAGCTTGCCGCAAGTCAGGCCGCGCAGAATGAAACGCTGAAAGCCTATATGAGCGGGCAGCTTGCTTACTACAACCCCCGCCCTGTTCCGGCTTTCCCTGTTCCCGCACCGTATCAGTATGGGAATTGCGGCGCCTGCAACGGCTGCGGATGCTAAAAATGAATACGGCAACTTGTCGGAACATCTGACATGTTCGGCCCCGTGCCGATAGTGCAAAATGTGGCGGGGCAATCGTCCCGCCACCATCTTTTTTTGAAAGGAATGATTTTATGGCTGAATTTACAAACGCAAATACCGTGAGCGTGGCAGCAGGCCAGAACGTGCCTCTGACGGAAACGGCAGTAGCGGGTAAGGGCTGCATTGTGCATCGTGAAGGTGCAGGAATTGTCACCCTGCGAGGGCTTACGAACCAGTGCAAAGCGCGTTTCAAAGTGGGCTTCGGTGCAAACGTTGCTATCCCTACAGGCGGCACAGTGGAAGCCATTACGGCGGCGCTTGCTATCAACGGTGAACCGCTGAACAGTGCGACTGCAACCGTGACACCGGCAGCAGTAGAAAACTTCTTTAATATCTATGTGACGTCTTTTGTTGAAGTTCCGCGCGGCTGCTGCCTGACCGTTGCCGCCGAAAATACAAGCACACAAACCGTTTTGTTTGCGAACGCAAACTTTGTGGTCGAGAGAGTGAGCTGAAAGGAGTAAACCATGAGTAAAAGAGTTTTGTATGACTTGAAAGACATGCTGTGCGCAGAACTGGACGAAATCGGAAAGAAGGGTGAAATGTCTGCCGGTGACTTGGAAACTGTTCACAAGCTGACTGACACTATCAAAAATATCGACAAAATTGTCATGCTGGAAGATGACGGTTACAGCCGCGATGAGGATTACAGCCGCGATGGTGATTGGAGCGCCAATATGCGCGGCAATTATGGACGCGGCAGCAGCTATGCGCGGCGCGGTTCGCATTATGTGCGCGGGCACTACAGCATGGACGATGGGCGCGATTCACTGATTTCCCGCATGGAAGATATTATGCGCGGGGCTGACAGCAAAGACAGGGAAGTCATCCAGCGCTGCATTGACACGATGCGAAACGGTTAAAGTGAGGTGTAAGGGCTATGGTTGACGTGCGAGAGATTGACGGCGCTATAGCCGAAATCGAAAACAGCGAACTCACCATGACCAGAGTTAAAAATTTGGCAGCGCTGTATGTTGTGAAAAATCAGCGTCTTGCAGATGCTTCCCATTCTCCGCAGAAAGCAAAACTGCAAGAGCCTGTGCGCTACTACGAAGCGGCAGAGCCGTCTACAAGGGCTGCTGTTGGCAGCAGTGACTTTTTACGGGCTGTGTCAAACGTAGACATTGCAGCAGCGCTGAACGTGCTGGATGAGCTTATGTCGGCCTTGTATGTAGCAAACCCTAAAGTTTATAATGGCGTAATGCGGAAATTGGAGCGTTTACAGGATGAGTGAATTTTTGGAGATTGTAAAAAAGGCCGATACCGGGCGAGTGTGGCGTGTGCTGGATGAGTTTATGGATGCGCTGAAAGAAGCACGTCCGGATGTGTATAATGATTTGGTACACAGTTTGCAGAGAAAATAGGTAAGTGTGTACTAAAACGTGTACTTGAAAAAGAAAATGCCGTAGATTTAAACGAATCTACGGCGTTTGTTGTGGTCGAGGTGACAGGACTCGAACTATACACAATGCTTTTAGTGATTAAAAATATAGCGATATATTGCTATATTTTTTTGCTTTGTCACATACTTTTCTATTATTTCATACATTTAAGAAAAAAAGTGTGTACTTTTAGTGTGTACTTTTTAGTCCACCAATCTATCAAAGATTTCTTGTAGGTTTTTGGCTGTCCGTTCGTCATCTCCAGCGATGTAGTGGGAGTATGTGCCGTAGGTGTCCATATCCTCGCTATGCCCGACTAGCTGCTTTAACTCGCCAGTCGGCAACTCCTTTGCAATACTCACAAACGTGTGGCGCAGTTCGTAAAGACTCAGCTCCGGCATGTCATTAGAGCGCTGATAGCGCTGCCAGCGGTGATAGTAGGTGTGCATGGATGCCATGGGGAAGATGTACGTCTGCTTTCCAGTCACGGCTTTCTGAGCTTCCAGCACGTCCACTGCGCGTCTGGATAGCACTACCGTGCGCAATGCGTTTTCGTTTTTTCCCTGCGTGATTTGACCGTGTGCATTGATAGCCTGCTTCAGTCTGCACAGATTCCCGTCAACGTCTTCCCATCGCAGTCCCCGCATTTCACCGGGCCGCATACCTGTTAGCACTTGGAACCTGTAATAATTTATGTATTCATCGTGAACAGATTTCCCGCGCATGATGGTCGTATCCACTTTTAGCAACGTGTTCAGCGCTTCAACTGTCAGCACGTTCTTTCCTTTTTTTCTGGACGCTGCCGGAATCTGTAACACATCAAGCTCAAGCGTTATCCATTTTGATTTTCGGCAAAAATTGACGAACTGCTTACAGTAGTTGGCATAGTTCTGTAACGTCTTTTTGGATAATGGCTCTTTGCTCATTCCCTGCGGGTGGCGAAACGAATAATCTATAATTTGTTGAAAATCCTGTTCCGTAACGGATTTTATTAACTTATTTCCGATGGCTGGCAGCAAATGGGCGCGGCCAAACGATGCCATGTTTTTGTATTCTGCATCAGACACAAGTTTTTTCTGCTGTAACAACCGTTCCCATGCGTCAGAGACCTTAATGCGTTCCGTCTTTACGCCTTTATCCAACCATTCATCTGCTTTTTTGTTGGCTTCCCGCTGCCCTGTGCGCCCCGGCTTGGCGCTGGTAAACGTTTTGCGAACTCCGTCCTTCTGCACGTTGATTTGCCAACGCCCGGCGCTTTCAATCCATTTTGCGGTATTGGTCCTTTTCATATTGCGGCTCCTTTTTGTGTGTGTTATAATAATGCCGTCAACTTTTTGTGTTGACGGCTCTTTATCCCTTGCTGGTGTGGCACCACCGGCAGGGGATTTTTTATTTTTCCCTTGCGTTATATTCGCCATTGCCTGCCAGAACGGCAGCTTCTCCGGCTTGCAGGCATATTTGCAGGCGGTCAAAGTCCGGCTTGATGCTTTCCGGGCATGGGTCATCCCCAGTTACGGTATCTATCCGGTAGTTCTGTATTACGGCCTGGCAGACGCGTACACGGCTTTGCATGGACGTATGCGCGTTAGCACACAGCAAATCTATTTGGCCCGCCCAATCGCTCCCGTGCGCCCCACAAAGGATATACAGCAGCCTTCGCTTGTACACGCTCGGCATCTGAGCGATATAATCAGAAAGTGCCTTGTCTACCTGCTCGTCCGTCCAGTTTGGAGTATCGGTATCGCTGAATGCAGACGGCATCCAAATTCGCTGCAGCCAGCGCCATGGGGATTGTTTGCAGACGGTAAACCACATCAATAGATCATCGCTTCGGATAGGGGAAAGCCCTTCTTCCCAGTTGCGCACCGTGCGGATGTTCACATCCATTTGCCGGGCTACATATTCTTGCGAAAGCCCGGATTCCAACCGGCACTGCGAAAGAATAAGTCCTTCACGTTCTCGGAAATCAGCTCTACTTTCCATTTTATCACCCTCAATTTTTTACATGTTTTGCACTTCAAATGCGGTAAAATTTTTCTACCGTAGAAATCAAGAAAATATAAAGAAATATTTCTTCAAAAAATGTCATGGAAATAAATGGAAGCTATGGTATAAAAAACATGTTAAGATTCTTACTGTAGTCAGAAAACACAGGAGGAATCAACAATGAATAACGTGGAACGTTTAAAGAATTACCAAAACCGTAATGCGGCAAACATTGAAGCCCTGTACCGTGCTGTGCTGCAAGACCGTGCAAGGAGGGAAGAAGACCATGAAGAAACTGCCTGATTTGGATGTTCCACCAAGACACGGGCGGCGCAGAAGACCGAAAAAGCGGATTATAAAGACTTGACAAACGAGTATTTTTGTGAAAGTGTTGAAATACAACTATGAGTTGTGTAAAATACAATCAACGGTTGCCGGAAAACAGTCGGGTGCAATCAATATTGTAAGATTTCAAAACTCTTTGAGCGAGACCATCTTTTCCAAAAATGTAGGATGTTACAATACCAGCGGCATCTATCGCAGGAACAGTTGGGTTTTCAACAAGCATCCTGCCGTATCTTTCTTTTGCCATATCAAAAATTTGATCTTCAGTAAAGCCAGCTTTTTTTTGGGTTTTCTTTAGTTCCTGCATAATACTGGGAGCTATAAAAGGATATTGGCAATTCATATCATAAAAAGGTATTTCAAGTAGCATAGAAAAAGCCGTTTCAAACTTTTTTTCGTCTACCAAAAACTCATACATAGAATATCGTAAATCACGACATTTTTTGGGAGACGAAATTGCTCCCATGTATAGTTTATTGTATTTCTCCCATATTAAATCCCGATACGGGATGTCTCTTCGAGCGTTTACGGCGCGGCAAAACTCTGACAAGGAAAAAGTAGCACGAGCGTAAGTTTTTCTGTGCCAAAAATAAACATATTCGTTATTTTTTATTTCTTCTTTTCCCTTTTCGGTCAATTTCCCGTTTTCGGCAAAACCCATTGATTCCAATTTTTTGATTATAGGCCAAACGTCATCAACACCATAATCATAATGCCAGAACTTTGCAACAGGCTTTCCGCTGGAATATTTCTCTAAATAAGAAAGCATTAAAATTTCTGTTGGCTTCAGGCCGTTTTTGTCTGCAAGATCATCAGCGGAAAGCGCCAAGAAATACTCATTTGCACGCTCTTCCTGCTCTGCGTGCCGCTTTTCTGCTTGCGCTTTGCAGTAATTAGTGTATTGCTTTGCAATTTCATCTTTAGTCGGCTCATGTGTAGTTATGGAAACATTTACTTTTGGTTTCGGCTTCAAAAAGTCAAAAAAGCCCATAGTATCACAACCTTATTTGATTGGAGGAATCAGCAATGACAGACACAGAAAAACTTATAAAAATTATTTCAGAATTTACGCCTGATCAGATGACCGATTTTGTAACTGCTGCGCAAGATTTAATAGAGCGCTTGCAAGCTGAGGGTTCTCTTGGCAAAGAGAAATAATTTTTTGTACATCTTGCGGCAAACCAGATATTAGCCCATCGCCTTGTGCGGTGGGCTTTTTTTCGTTTTTAAAATCCCCGGTCAGGTCGGCAACGGTGACTCCTAACTCGTTAGCTATTGCGACTAGTTTGTCATAAGGCGGGGAACTTGGCCTCTTTGCCATTTTGCCGATATACCCATTTGAAAAGCCGAGCTTTTCCTCTAACCTAGTCAAGCTAGTCTTTTTCTTTTTGCACAGGGCACGAATGGTTTCTACAGTTTTAGTATTATCCACAAAAATCACCTAGACTATTTGTGCATATTTTTAGGCAATAGTCTATTGACTACTAGGCGATAAGCTAGTATAATAGATAGCATAGAGGGCAACAAAGAACCAAGCCCCCTAAAATTCAGCGGACTAGCTAAAAATATGCTGTTATAAATCTCGCAAGTTCATAGTAGCATATTTTCTAGCAATAGTCAACTAGAAAGGAGCTTTTGCTAGGTGAATATTTCGAAAATTGATGCGTTGTGCCGAAAAAACAACATTTCTCGCACAATCCTTGAGGAACGCGCCGGAATCTCAAACGGCGCACTTGGCAAGTGGGAGAAATCGCCTTACGGCCCCAGCATCACGACGCTAAAGAAAGTGGCTGACTATTTCGGAGTGCCTGTTGATTATTTGCTAGCCGATAACTAGAAAGATGGAGGCGGCTGTAAGTGAACTGATCGCGGAAAGAAAGGAGCAACCAAATGACACCTAAACTGCTTGTCACAATTGCTATCAAGGGCATCGTGCTGGGCGGTGCGATATGCAATCTGGTTTTTACGCTCTACTTTGAACACTGGTTAAAAAGAGAGCGGGAAAAGGCCGAGCGCTTCTCCGAAAAGAGAAATTGCAGCGATTATTACCGATACAATGGCAATAGCGTTTGCACGCTTTGCACTGGCATCGGCATCCTTTGCATCTTGCTTAGCTTTTTGAGCGCGGCGCTCCGCTAACTCTGCAAGGCGTTTGGATTGTACGGCAGTTTTCGTTGATGCTTTTTCAATATTTTTCAGCGGAGTGCTTTCAAAGTCAATGTCTTTTGTAAAATCTGGAATTTTTAAATCCATACTATTTTTCCCTTTTCGCACAGTATACAACTTCTTGATATGTGTTACAAGGAGATGATGAACATGACAAACCTTGCTTTTACGGCTCTTATCAAAAGCAAGGGCTACAACAAACAGCGCCTTGCAGATGCGTGCGACTTGTCCAGCACTCAGATGTCAAACCGCATCAACGGCGCTAATGATTGGCGCTGGCCGGAGGTCTGCACCGTCTGCCAGATGCTTGACATCTCGCTTGACGAGTTCGCAACCTACTTCCCCTCCGGGCGCGTCAAACCCGGCAAACCGCACGTGCTCACCCGCGAGGAGCGCGTCGACAGCGTTCTTGCAGAGCTGCGCGAAATCCTTATGTAGCAGCGGCATGGCGACGCTTAGCTAGGCAACGCATTGGAAATGAAAGGCGATGCCAGGCACAGCAATGGCATAGAGAGGCAGCGCGTGGCAACGAAACGGCTTAGTTAGATGTGCAAAGGCAAGGCTTGGTATTGAACTGAATTGCAACGGCAAAGTTATGTTTGCAGAGCCAAGGCATAGCTCAGTCAGCTTAGAAATGGCATTGCGCGGCATAGCAGAGCAAAGGCATTGTGACGAATTGATGTGCAACGGCTCCGCAATCCCTCGCACCGCATAGCAACCGATTATTAAAAAAAGGAGACAACCACCATGAAAGTCAAAATCACCCTCACCGAGGACGTTCTCGGTTCTTCCCCCAGCAACGAGGAACTGCTGGCAACCTATATTTCCAGCAAGGCCCCGACAGATTACCTGACCGCTGAAGAAATTGCCAACATCAAGGCACAGAACGCAGAGGACAGAATCACCGTTTTCCCCAAGACCGCCGATGGTAAGCCGTTCCTGTACGACTATCAGGTCAAGGGATTTTTCAAAGATTCCTGCAAGATGCTTGCTAAGGCGGGCAAGTCGGGCTATCCGGGCGGCAAGGCCTGTGCCGCAATCAAGGCTTACAAACAGGCGATTGACGGCCAGATTTTCGTTTTCCCGCGTGAAATTCCCTACGACCTTCACGGAATGAAGCTGGATTTCTGTGAACGTCCTCTGCGTGCGCAGACCCCGATGGGCGAGCGCGTGAGCATCGCCAAGAGCGAGAGCGTCCCGGCAGGGTCAACGGCAGAATTTGAAATTCAGTGCCTTGACCCGAAGCTGGAAGATATGGTGCGCGAATGCCTTGATTATGGCGTCCTGCGCGGGCTGGGGCAGTGGAGAAACAGCGGCAAAGGCCGCTTTGAATGGGAGGAAGTCAAATGATTATGACAAAAAAATACCGCGCCGGTGCAGCAACACCGAACGCGGCAGGAAACAAGTGCATGGAAAAACACTTTAACTGTATTGTACCGCTTACCCACCAGCTTGTCAAGCTGGCCATCACCGCCGACCTTGTTTTTGGCCTTGCCGCTCTCGGCAGCCTGAACATTCCCGGCACGATTACCGCCCTATTGGCGTTGAATCTGCTGTGCGGATTGTATTTTAAGGAGGCATCCAGCCATGAAGAAATTTGAACTGACCGCCGAATTTGTAATGAACGTTTTCGGGAAGAAGCTGTTCCGTATTAAGGCTCTCGTCGCTTTTGGCGACGTTGAGAAGGGAGAGCTCGGCGGATTTATTGAGAAGGAAGATAACCTCTCCCACTCCGGCAATGCGTGGGTCTCCGGCAATGCGTTGGTCTCCGGCGATGCGTGGGTCTCCGGCAATGCGCGGGTCTCCGGCAATGCGTGGGTCTCCGGCGATGCGAAGGTCTCCGGCGATGCGGACTACGCCGTCGTTGGAGGCTTTGGCCGATATTTCCGCGCGACCACATTTTTTCGCTGCAAAGATAAAATTCTCCGCGTACAGTGCGGCTGCTTCTATGACGATCTGACGCAGTTTCGCAAGATCGTCAAAAAGACACACGGCAACAGCAAATACGCCAAAGAGTACCTCGCAATCGCTGACTTGATGGAACTGCATTTTTCTGATGAGGAAGAAAGACAGGAGGCCACAGAATGACAACCTACGGTCATCAAGATAATCCATTCCCGCCGGACGAACCCGATTGCCCCATCTGCCCGGTATGCGGCGATGAATGCGAAACCTACTATCGGCAAGGCAATGAGATTCTTGGTTGTGAAAACTGCATCGTAGAGGTCAACGCCTATGAATGGCAGAAAGAGCAGGAGGAACAATAATGAAATTTTCTGATGTCTGCAAGATGATGAACGCTTGCATTTTGCTGAAAGAAACTCCGTGCTGGTTTGGTTATGTCAACGAGAACGGCGTTTTTTTCAGTAGTAAGCGCGATTTTAACGAAGCTGTAAAGCTGCTGAAGGAGAAATCCTACATCTTCATCCAGCGCGGCAAGCTGACACGGTACGCGGTCAATGGCGACCTTCGGATTGAAATTTCTGTGGACGGTATCCCGATGGTGTCTTATCTGCCGACGCGGCACTATTCTGACGCCCCAGCCCCCGCAGAGTGCTACCGCATCCACCTCACCACCCCCGACCCGGAAGGAGAAGCAATCTAATGGATAAAGAAATTAAGCGTCCACGCGCTCTTACGGCGTCCGATGTAGAGTGTCGCGTTGCCACCTGTAAAGCCAGTGGCGTGTCTCTTCTGCTCTATAAAACCGCCCGCTGCGATATGCAAATTCTGGATGAAACATACGGCCCTATGAACTGGCAGCGCCGCCATTCCCGCGACAATGCAAACTGCACCATTGCTGTCTGGGACGATGACAAAAAGCAGTGGGTAGAAAAAGAGGACACTGGCACCGAATCTAACACAGAAGCCGAAAAGGGCCTTGCGTCTGACAGCTTCAAGCGTGCCGGGTTTAACTGGGGAATCGGGCGAGAACTGTATACAGCCCCCTTTATCTGGATTTCTGCCGCCAACGCCGATGTGGCCGATTCTGGCCGTAAAGATAAATGGGGCAAACCGATTTATCAATGCAACACCCATTTTTCCGTCACAGCTATGGATGTTAAGGGTGGCCGCATTACGGCGCTTACCATCGCCGCAAACGGAAAGACCGTATACAAAATGGGTAACGCCGAGCCCCAGTGCGACACCAACGCAGCCGCCGCCCGGCTCGCCGCCCGCGCCGAGTGCCAGCGTGCTGTCAAAGCCTACTGCCAGAAGAACAACGCCGATGAAGCCGACGCGTGGAAGCTCATTGCAGAAACCATCGGCAAGCCCTCTAAGGACTTTACAGCAGAGGACTGGAAGCAGGGCCAGCAGATTGCAGAGGCGTGGAAATGAAGCAGCAAATCGCCATCAAGGCAGCCGTTGTTATCGGCAACACAATTACGCTGGAATGTTCCCCGGCTGACTGCGATAAAGCCCGCGCCGTCATTGACGAGGGCAAGCCCCTTGCTGCCGTCATCGGCACGGCCTCACAAAAGCGCAGCCTCTCGGCCAACGCTTACGCATGGGCGCTCATGAACAAGCTTGCCGCCAAAATCAACCGCCCTGTGCTGGACATCTACCGCGATTTGATACGCGACATTGGCGGCAGTTCCGCCCTTGTCACCCTCCGCGCCGATGCTGCAAGGGCATTCAAAAACGGTTGGGAGAGCAAGGGCGAGGGCTGGCAGGTCCATAAGCTCGATGAAATGACCACCCCGCAGGGGACCTTCTACAACCTGCAATGCTGGTACGGCTCTTCCCAGTTCGACAGTGCCCAGATGCACCGCCTCATTGAACTGGTCGTGCAGGAATGCCAGCAGCAGGGCATCCCAACCATGACCCCCGAGGAAATCTCCAAGTTGAAAGGACTGACAGACGATGCAGACCCGCAATGAATTCGGCGTGAAGCTTGACAAGAACGGCTACGCGCCGTCGCTGTTCGTACATGAATCGTTCCGTTGTTATCACTGCTACCGCTTTGGAGACACCGCCCGGCATGAAATCTACGGCGGAAGCCGCCGCAAGGCCAGCAAGGCGCTGGGCCTCTGGATTAACGTCTGCCCCGCCTGCCACGCCGCCATTCATTCAAGCGGCGACCTGCAAGACCACTACCACAAACAAGGCCAACTGCTTGCAGAAGCCTACTACCATTGGGATCACGAAGGCTTTCGCCGCCGCTTCTATATTAACTACTTGGAGGACTAACCTATGTTGAATGTTGTTGCCATCATCGGCCGCATAGTCAAAGACCCAGAACTCAAAACCACGAACAGCGGCAAGTCCGTCTGCTCTTTTCGCATCGCCAACGATTCCGGCTATAAGGATGCCAGCGGCCAGAGCCAAACGAACTGGCTCGATGTCACCGCCTGGGGCAAGACTGCCGAATTTGTCTGCAAATACTTTCCCAAAGGCTCCCTCATTGCCATTGATGGGCGCTTGCAGACCCGGCAGTATCAGGACAAGAATGGCCAGAACCGCACAGCCGTTGAAATCGTGGCCCAAAACGTGAGTTTCTGCGGCAGTAAGGAAAGTACCAACCCCGCCCCGCAGAACGCCGTACAGCGTCCCGCAGCCCCCTCACAGCGCACGCAGGGCGAACCCGATGCAGACTACGCCCTTATTGAGGATGACGGTGATTTGCTGTTCTGAGGTGTTGCCATGAATGACGAGAAAGAAAAGAAAGAACGCATCCCCTCACAGATAGACCAGGTTTTAGCCGTTCTGGAATCCGGCGGCACACTTACCGCCCTGGACGCTCTGGAAGATTTCGGGTGCAGCCGCCTTGCCTCCCGCATAACCGACCTCAAACGGAGAGGCTACCCGGTAGCCTCCCGCATGGTCACCCGCCGCAACCGCTATGGTCGGCTTTGCCGTGTCGCGGAGTATTACATGGAGTGTTGAAAAATGGCAAACGAGGGCTTCATCAAGCTGTACAGAAAAATGCTCGAATGGGGCTGGTATGATGACGGCCCCACAAAGGACGTGTTTATTCACCTGCTGCTGATTGCCAGCTATGAAGACAAGTTCTATCGCGGAATCCCTTTGGAACGTGGTCAAGTTGTTACCACTGTAAAGGAAATGGAAGTCAAGCTTGGGCTTACAACACGTCAAATCCGCACAGCATTAAGTAAGCTAATTTCGACAAACGAAGTGACAAAGAAATCAACGTCAAAATTTACCATCTACACGATAAATAATTACACCGATTATCAGGCTTGCGACAAACAAAGCGACAAACGAGCGACAAACGAGCGACAAACGAGCGACAAACCCTCTAATACTAAGAAGGTAAGAAGTAAAGAATATATAGCTACTACTGCTGCCAGCGACGCCGGGTGTGACTTGTATAACCAGGATTTATCCGACTGCATTCAGTGCTATGAACAGAACTGTGGTTCCATCCCCCGCGCTGTATCCGATGAAATCAAAGCGGCCCTACAAAAATTTCCAGCCGCCATCATCTGTCGTGCAATCGAAGAAGCCGCCGTTCATAACTCCCGGCGTTGGAGCTACATATCCCAAATCCTGGCACGCTGTGAGCAGGAAGGAATCTACACTGTGGAAGCTTTCAAGGCAAAGCGCGATAGTGCTAAAGCGGCACGCACCGCGCCACGCCAGAACGACGCCACAGCCGCGATGGAGCGATTAAAGCAGCTTGCAAAAGGAGTGACCGCCGATGACTGAACCAGAAACCGCCGTTTTTCTTCTGTCCTGTACCAACTACTGGGCAAATCTCATGCGCGGCAAAGACCCTGACGAAATGACAAAAGCATGGGCCGTTGCGCTGAAAGACATACCCTTGCAGGCAGCCAGAAGCGGTGCGGCCAGCCTTGCCGCCACGCTGAAATTCCCGCCTACCGTTGCCGAACTGCGCACGGCGGCAGAGGAATTTCTCCCGCACAAAATCGAATCCTTTGACGTTTTGTTTGCCCGCACCTGCCATGCGTGCCTTCACTTTGACACACCGCTCTATCAAAAAATCCAGCGCGACGAGGTAAATACGCAGGAGGCGCTGACGCTGAATGTCAAAGTATGAAATCATCACCTATTCCCGCTCTACCGGCGACATCACCCACTCCAAGCGCCTGTATTCCACACGTTGGAATGCCGAAGCCGCCCTGCGTACAGCAGGTTACACGCAAAACCCCAGCCTGCCGGACATCTGGTACAGCGAGAAGTACTACGCGAAAGTAAAGGAGATTGTACCGTGAGCAAAGAAGATTGGGGCCTTGTGACCCTGCCGACAAGCGGAGACCCGGAGAAGATTGCCATCGGGCGGTTGAAAGCGGCAAGCGACATGGCACTGAAGTATTACGGCACGCCGCTGGTGGTAACGACCAGCGGCGGCAAGGACAGCAGCGTATGCGTAGAGCTTGCACTTAGGGGTGGCATCCCGTTTGAAGTGCAGCACAACCACACAACTGCGGATGCGCCGGAGACAGTGCGGTTTGTACGGCAGGAGTTTGCCAGACTTGAAAATCTGGGCGTGAAATGCACCATCAACTACCCCGTTTATAAGGGAAAGCGCACAAGCATGTGGGGCCTAATCCCTCAAAAGCTGATTCCGCCGACACGAATCGTGCGGTACTGCTGCGCCGTGCTTAAAGAACAGGGCGGAAACGGGCGGTTCATCACGACTGGCGTTCGGTGGGCGGAAAGCAGCAGAAGAAAGCGTGACAGAGGCGTTTTTGAAGCGTTCACCCGGAACAAAGAGAACAAAATCGTTTTGAAAGACGAAGAACAGGAGCTGAGCGAAATCTTTGAAGGGTGCAAGGTGGCCGCAAAGCGCGTAGTAAACCCCATTGTGGACTGGACGGATAATCAGGTATGGAGCTTTTTGCAGGATGCAAAGGTGCCTGTCAACCCGTTGTATGAATGTGGGTTCAGCCGCGTTGGCTGTATCGGCTGCCCGATGGCGAGCAAGAAACGGTATGCGGAGTTCCGACGCTGGCCTGCTTACGAGAAGCTCTACATACAAGCCTTTGACAGGATGCTGGATGAGCGCAGAGCGCGCGGGAAGCTGGACGGAAGCTGGATGATGGGCGGTACAGGGCAAGATGTGTTCCGTTGGTGGATGGAAGAAGATGTACTGCCCGGGCAGATGAGCATGGAGGATTTTACATGATTCAAAAATACATTATCTGCCTGCCCCCTATCACCAAGAAGAACTCCCAGCAGATACTTACAAACCACCGTACAGGCAAGCCGTTCATCGCCCCCAGCAAGCAATACAAGAAGTACGAACAGGCCGCTATGTGGTATCTCACCCCAAAGCCGAAAGCCCCGCTGTCGGGCCGCTACCGCGTCGCCACGGTATTCTATATGCCGACACGCCGCAAAGTAGACCTAACGAACTTGATGGAGGCTGCCCATGACACCCTTGTCGCCGCCAAAATCCTTGCAGACGACAACAACGCCATCATTGCCAGCGTGGACGGCTCCTGCGTGATGTATGACAAATCCAACCCCCGCACCGAAATTTTCATTGAAGAAATGGAGGATGAAGCAGATGCCAATCTGCGAACTTTACCATGATAATTTTCAAAACTACAAGTGCTATGGCATTCCGCACGCCCAGCTTGTAATCGCTGATATTCCCTACAACATCGGAGAAAACGCCTACGCCAGCAACCCAGTCTGGTACAACGGCGGCGATAACAAAAACGGAGAGAGCAAGCTCGCCAAAAAGAACTTTTTCAACACCGATGGCCGTTTCAAGATCGCCGAATATATGCACTTTTGTTCAAAACTGCTTATTAAAGAGCCGAAGGGGCGCGGCAAGGCTCCGGCCATGATTGTGTTCTGCGCATTTGAACAGATGCAGGAAATCGCTAAATGGGGGAAACAGTACGGATTTAAGAAATCCTATCCGCTGTTTTTCGTCAAAAACTACTCGGCTCAGGTGCTCAAAGCCAATATGCGCATCGTCGGCGCGACTGAGTTCGCCGTCGTGCTCTACCGCGACAAGCTTCCTAAATTCAACGGCGGCGGCCACATGGTTTATAACTGGTTCGAGTGGCGGCGCGATTCCGGCAAGGAATACCCCAAAATTCATCCCACCCAAAAGCCGGTAAACCTGCTGAAACGCCTGATCGAAATTTTCACAGACTCCGGCGATGTTGTGATTGACCCCTGCGCCGGTTCCGGATCTACGCTCCGCGCCGCCTATGAATGCGGGCGCGACAGCTACGGTTTTGAGGTTGACAGAAAGTTTTATTTTCTTGCAAAAGAAAAAATGCTCGACTTTTCGCAGGAGCAAATCACATTGGAGGAAATCGCAACATGAACAGCCCGAGTAAAGACTGCCAAGACCGCCATGCGCACTGCCACAGCGCTTGTAATCGCTACGGCGAGTATACAGCCATGCTTGAAAAAAATCCGCGCACAGCGGCTTGCAGATGCCGCAGCGGACGCGGCAGATGTAGAGCGCGGAATTAAAATCCGCCGCGATGTTAGAAAATACGGATTGTACAAAACAGGAAAGAGTTGAGAGACATGAAAGCCAGACTTCATCCCACTCCGGCAATGCAAAAAGCCATAGACGCCTATGCAGAAGCTAAAATTCAGGGCATCCAGTGTCGTGCGCAGGAGGCTGTAATGAAGGAGCGCAACGACATTGCTACCCGCGCCACCTATCTATGCCTGCTGGCGTGCTATCAGGTCGGTCTTTCTCCCCGCACGCTGAAACGGATTCAGGATGCAATGACAGGCCCCGTTGCTGATAAATACAATGAGTACCGCAACGACCAGCTTGCAGACCTTTGGGCACAGGTAACACTACAGGGCATCGGCATTGATGCCAAAAAGACGGAGGAACCGCCATGACAGTATCTAAATTCTGCGAGAAATGCGGCAAGATGATGTGGGACGTGCAGCCCTGCAAGCGGTTCTGCGATACTTGCATAAAAGAAAAAGCAAGACAAAAGGCAAAGCAGAACTACGAGAAAAAGAAAGCGCAGCAGCAAGGCGTTATTTCCGCCATGCAGGCAAAGAAGCCGGATAAAAAGGCAGCACTGAAACCCCGCATCAAATCCATTGAACAATGCGTAAGAGAAGCCTCCGCGCTGGACATCTCCTACGGCCAGTATGTGCAGCGCGGGTATGACAAGGAGTGATTTTATGCCAATTATTGCATGGATAGCGGTAATTCTTTTAGTCGCTTTAATTATTTCTATGGCCGCCTTTATCCTTTATGACGCTTATAGCTCTGCTGCAAAAATTATCGGGACGCTAGTTACAATCGCGATTTGCGGTGCTATAATTCTGGGATTTCATTGGTATTATGCAAATACCGCTGCAGGGCAACGCGCAATGTTAGACCAGAAAAGCAACCTGCAAAACGGCATCGAGCGTATTGTGACCGTTTACACAGCAGACGGAAAGCAGCTCGCTCAGTATAAAGGCAAAATTGATATAAGCGATAACGACGGTTACGTGAAATTCGACTTTGACGGAAAGCGGTATATTTACTACAACTGCTTTGTGGAAAGCATTGCAGATATTGAATGAGGAGTAATCGCAATGGGACTTGATATTACAGTAAGTCGATGCGATGTGGCCAAGTGTCCGTACTGCGGAAAGCCCATCAGAGGAACAATCCGCGACTATGAGGATTCTGGCGGCCGTTCCTGGGGAGAGTATCTCGAAAAAATCGGCTATTATGCGCCCTATGAAATACGAGAGAAAGAACCAGAACGCGATTTTTACGGCAAGGACATGACGCTCACATCCGAACAGGCAAAAGACCTTGCAACTTTTGCAAGAGAACACGACCTATACAACTGGGCAAGCATTGTGGCGCTTGTAGATCGTGCCATAGAAAACGGAGATTTTGTAGTTATAAACGCAGATTGGTAAGGAGAGAGACTATGGACGCAGTTGAATTTTTTAAGACGGCAAACAGATTATGTAAAAATCAAAGCTGCAGGAAATGTCCTGCTTGTAAAAATGGCGTGTGCATGGTCATGAACATGGTAAGGCTCGACGGCAAGTTAGTTGAAAGCATTGAGGAAACGGTTTCAAAAGTCTAGCAATGGGCAAAAGAGCACCCCGTCAAGACCCGCCAGAGCGAGTTTTTGAAGATGTTTCCCAACGCGAATTTAAAAATCGCCACTCGTTTGTTACCTTGCTCATTAGACGGAACCTTGAAACCATTGCGATGCGCCAAGTACGGTTATTTGAGTATCACTTGCCGTTGTGATAGGTGCTGTGATGACTACTGGAACGAGGAGGTAATCGACAATGACTAATATTACAACCCTGCGCCAGAGTATGGCGTATGTAGAGGAGGTAGCAGAATGAGGATTGGAATGGAAATTAAATGCTGCCCGCTATGCGGTGGTCGTATTGTTGTGAGCGATTTGTACCAATATTCGCTGAATTACACGATGCGCAAAGACGGAAAAATCGGGAAACGAGGAAAGTGGACGAACGACGGATCGCTTGATGCAAGCATTGCTGCGTGTGAAAATTTCAAAATATGCGGAGCGCAGTGGGAAACAGATGAATTTTTCGTGAAAAAAAACGGAACATTCATTGATTACAAATACCAAAATGAGGAGAAAGAAAATGAGACTGATTGATGCGGATAAAGTACCGCCACTGTCTGACCTAAGAGGATGCGCTTATGAGGGCGGCGAGTACCAAGCATACAAGAACGGCGCAGAGTATGGGCGCGGATTGGTGGACGATGCACCGACTATCGACCCGGAATCAGTGCGGCCTACGGCGCATTGGATAAGCGTTAAAGACAGACTTCCTAATCCAAACGAAAAGGTTATTGTTTACAACGCAGAAAATGATGGTACGTTTTTGCCCGCGGACTTGTAAGCCGCTTTGAATGGTGGGATTCGGTTACAAAAGAATACATAAACTGGCGGTGGTTGCCGTATGGATATACCAACATTATGCTTACATCCGTCACCCACTGGATGCCGCTCCCAGAGCCCCCCGGAGGTGACCCCATGACCATTATACTTGTTATCGCCGCCGTCTGTGTTTACGACCTGTGCGGCCTGCTCGCCGTCCTGTATATCAACCACACAGACCGAATGGACACCGTAGACGGCGCAGACAACGTTATTGTCCTTGTTTTCTGGCCGCTGCTGGTCGTAACCCGCATCGGCATTGCATGTTATAGAATCATAAGGAGGCTTCTAAAATGACTTCTACCCCCGGATGTGACCCCATGACAAAACAGCAACTAGTTGATGAATACGCCCGCAAACATCTTTGCGCGACATGCGAGTGGAAGAATGGCGATATTTGCACGCTTCCGCGCTGCATGAAACTGCAAGAAAGGAGAACCAATGACCAGAGAAGAATTCAACCAAAAGAAAGCGTGGCTATGGAGATACCAACGCAGCCGGAATCATGAACGGCAGCTGCGCCAGCAGATACAGAGCGAACGTGAACGGGCAACCGCGACCACGAAAGCATTATCCCCGGTTGTGGTATCTGCTGGCGGTAAAAATAAAATCGAGGATGCCGTTTGCAGAATCATGGAGCGCCAAGAATCTCTATACAAGCAGATTATTGACACCGAGATGCAAAGGGAAGAAATTGAAACCGCAATAAACTCTGTGCAAGACCAAATGCAGCGGGACGTTCTGCGGGAGCGGTATATTGTCGGCACACCGTATTGGTGGAAAATTGCTATAAATCTAAATATTTCCGAGCGATGGGCAAAAAAATTACACCGCGCTGCAATTGAAAATCTGTGCACTCCAGTTCACTTTTAACCTGTTATTATAGATATGCTGGATGATGTAGGAACGGGACAGCCTACGACATTGCTAAAACCTCTTTTCTTTACTATTTCAATTCTCCTATTCTCATAGCTGGCAGCCGGGAAAGACCGGTGCAGCCCTCGCCACGCCTCTCGACGATGCGTACCATGGCGGGGACATTTGCAGACGTAGCTCAGTCGGTAGAGCACCGCGCCAGGAGGTATGCGCTGGTTCAAGCCCAGCCGTCTGCACCAGAATTTTTGTGAGAGGGGGCCGGGGTATGGCTTATCAGAAGAAAAATCCCACTGAGGAAGAGCACAAGGCACACATGGACAACATGCACAAGAAAGCCGCCACGGCCCACAGGAAACAGACGATTGAGAAGATCAAGGCGTTCCTGAAGAAATCCGAGGAATACTTTGACGTGCAGGACCGGCTGGAGCAGGCATACAG